GGAGTTACATGACATAGAAAATTATTTTACATCGCCATTAAAGCTATATAAATCCGGAAAGTACTATATTGTTCGAGTAAATGCAAATATTAATCCTATTTCAAATAAACCTTCTTTAAAGATCTATGATGAAAACGAGAATGAGATAGATATTGAAACTATTGCTGAAAACACAAACGCTTTAACGATTGTCGAGATTCAAGGAATAAAGTGTTCTAGTAGAAGTTTTCAAATAGAAATTGACCTAAAGCAAATGATGATTATTCAACAAAATAATATTTTTGAGAAATGCATTATTAAAGCAAAACAGGTAACAGAATCAACAAATATGTTAGAAATAAACAGCGAGGGTGAAGAACGTCTAGTTGATGTCAAAAATATTGCAGAACCGTTAGGGGACAGCACTAATGATGCGGAAAATAAACTAGAAAACAACAATGAACAAGAACAAGAAGAAAACGTTATCGAAATTAAAAAGGATGATGAGAATGAAAGTTTAGTAATAGACACTAGTAGTGCTAATAATAAAGATTTAGAAGTTGAAGCTCGCCTCAAAGACACTAATAACAGCGATAGTGATATTATAGACGTTAATACTAATATTGATGGGATAGAAGAAATCGATTTTAATTTAGAAGAATTAAACGATAATGAACCTGTTCAATTAAAAAAAAGAAATGATGTTTATTATGAAATGTATAGGGAAGCTAGAAAAAAGGCGAAGGTGGCCAGAGATTTAGCGCTTTCTTCTTATTTAGAAGCAAAACGTATAAAAAATACGTATATGTTGGACGATATAGAAGATAGCGACGATAGTGATTTAGAGTTGGATAATGATAACGACGAAGAGAATTCTTTAGATGAATAATTAAGAATCATCTAGGTATTTAGCAATTTTTAAAAATAATATTACATAAATATTTTTATCATCCGTTTATATATATTAGAATGCTCAAAGAAATCGTTAGTGGGTTTTCCAAATTCTTCACAAAAGAAAGAACTCTAGTATTAATCATTTTTTTAATTCTCGCATGGGCTCTTTTCTCCTATTCAGGATCTAAGTACATGGTTTACGATCAAATGGGTGACGGTTCTTCAGGTCCCGCCAAAGTAGCGACACCTACTGTTACTGCGCCAGATGCTTCTCCTTCTGTAACTTCTTCTGCTCCTAGCGGCTATGCGGCACAAGCTGTTGCTAACCCAGCAGATTTATTACCCAAAGATTCTAATAGCAAATGGGCTGCTTTAAATCCTACTTCTATGAATTCTGGTGATATTTTAATGCCCGATCTTTTACAAGCCGGTTACCATATTGGCCTTGATACCATTGGGCAATCTCTTCGCAATGCTAACTTGCAACTCCGTTCCGATCCAGTTATAGCAAGATCTGATGTAGGTCCATGGAACCAAAGCACAATTGAACCTGATTTAGCTCGCGTTCCTCTTGAGATCGGTAGTGGCACACGTTAAATATACAAATCAATAATAATAAATTACTACATATTATTATTATTATTTAGGAAAAAAACAATTTTTTTCTGTTTGTTATATATAAAAATGAATAGCGTAGTCGCTTTTTACTCAGCAATCTTATTCTTCCTTCTTTCACCTGGCATCCTTTTGCGTTTACCTTCTAATGGTGGAAAAATGACAGTTGCGGCTGTTCATGCGGTTGTTTTTGCTCTTCTTTTGTACTTAACGTCGGGTTATGTATGGAGATGGTCATTGTCTTTTTAAATTATTTAGGATTTTATAATACTTATCGTATTATAAATTTTTATGTTATCGTATTATATAGTAAATGAATCTAGTAGTTGCTATTTACTCTGCATTATTGTTTTTCGTTCTTACACCCGGCGTTTTCTTACGTTTACCAAAAACAGGAAGTAAGTTCGTAGTAACGGCCGTCCATGGATTATTATTTGCTCTTGTTTTATACTTTACTGTTGGATATGTTTGGCGTTTATCTCACTCTTTCGGTTCCAGAGGAATGCGTAAAGAAGGGTTCGATGGTGAGGATGAAAAAGTTGTAGAAGGGGGGCCCAAACCTATGAAAAAAAAAAAAATAGCTAAGGGATTGTTAAATGAAGCAGTAAAAAAATAATTTATTAGAAATATAAAATACACCGTATTTTATATACCAAATGGATAAATATGATAGTTTAGGATATTTTCTTATCGGATTTGTAATTATTATATGTGCTTATTTTTATTATAGAAACTCCGATGATTTCCAATTAAAATGTATTATATCTAATGTCGATGGTAACAAATATTGTGTTAGAGAGAGAGAAAAGGTACAGGCCGCAGCGGATCTTTTAGCAACCGTTACCGAAAAATGCAAGAAATTAGTAAAATACATGGATGAGAAACACCACGACGAAGAGCGAGTTAAACGCTTAGTTGCTGGGTTTAATCCTAAAAAAGTTATTGAAACGTTACCTACTAGTGAATACACTGCGTATAGTGAAAATAAAGGAGAGAAACTAGCTTTCTGTTTAAATCGTACTAAAAACAATAACAATAATTTAATTGATGAAAGTACGCTTATGTTTGTTGCCATACATGAACTTTCTCACGTAATGACAAAATCTATTGGACATAAAAGCGAGTTTTGGGAAAATTTTAAATACTTATTAGAAAACGCAAAAGCTGCGGGGTTACACACTCCTGTAGATTATAAAAAGAAAAATCAAGAATATTGTGGAATGGATATTCATGACAATCCATTTTATGACGCATAAACAGAACAAAAAAAATATCTACTTATTTTATACTTAGCAATGCGACGAAAAACACAAAAAGGAGGCATTATTATAAAAAAAAATACAGAAGAAGCTATAATTTTTTTTATTGAAAACAGTTCGGAATTAGTATGGTTAAAAGCAACAGGAGCTTCGGCAAGTGGAGTTATATTCGAATGTACTTTAAAGGATGATGTTGAATCACCTTATGAAATGATTCGTTCAACAGATTTTAAATCGCCTGTTAGAAAAATACTTGTAAAGTTAGTAGGAATTGATTCAGAAGTTTTTGATGTTAAATCTGATGATTATGCCCCTAAAAAATGGGACACTGAAAGGGTCAGGATAACTCCTAAGAAGTTAGAACAGGAAGAAGTTTTTAAAAGTGAAATAAATATACAAACTGATATATTCTTAAAAACCATTTCTTACTTAAACCCTTTATGTCCGGCTCCGATTTATGCGTCTATTAAAAAAGACAAAAGCGACGCTCTTTCGTTTATAGGTAAACTGAAAACTGCGGCTAGCGAAAGTGCAATTACAAACGCATTATTAGATGGGATTGCTGAAAATATTGAATATGGTTCAATTCCATATTTAGGAATTTTGGGAATGGAAATCGCGGATGGTTATAAAACATTTTATGATTTTTACCAAGATAAAACAAGCGTGGACGATATTAGAAAGTACGAGAACATGATAAGATTGAAGGTTATAGATTTGGCTTTAAAAACTGGTTATTCGCAAGGAGATTTTCATGTTGGGAACATGTTAGTAAATCCAAAACTGTTTACAGGTTACTATAACGGAATTTTAGGTAATGTATTAATAATAGATTTTGGGTACGCCAATAAAATACCGCAAGAAAAATTGCGACAAATAAAACAGTTAGTATCTAAAAACAATTATGTTGAAGCTTTAAAGATATTTTATACTCTTGAACGTTCAGACGGCCTACCATTAAATGAATATCCTAATTTTTATGGATGGTTGTCTTATGATTATGACAATGTTTCTAAAAAAAACACAAAATATTGGTTAACGACTACTAACGAAATCGAGCTCGAGAATCAGAAATTAATCAATTTAAAACAGGCAGAAGAATCCGCAACTGACGCACGGATAGCATTCTATAACAGTGACGCGCATAGCCGAGAAAGAGATGTATATCCTTTGTTACCATTATCAAATGCAATAAAAAATAGTATGTTCGAAGGACTCTTGACGGGTGGGAAAAAAAATAATAAAACTCGTATCAAAAAAAGAAGTAGATCTTATACAAGACGAAACAATATACAATAGGTAACAATTTTTCATTTATATATAATAAATGAAAAACAAATATACATAATTTATAAGTTTATAATATACAATGGAATCTATAATAGAAATACCAGAGGACCAAAAGTATGTTATATGTCTATTAGATTCACAAGGAAAACCTGTTAAATATGTTCTCTTTAATGGCAATTCTCAACCTATAACTAACGACCAAATAAAACAGAAATTGTTTAGCGATGATGAATTAAAAACTTTTAATAGTTTACCACAACCAGAATTTCACAGTAGTTCTCAACAGATTCATAAAGACGATACTATTCGCACAATTAAAAAGAAAATAATACATGAGCTAGGCAAAAACGAGTTATGTTACGAAGAAATTTATCTATTTTCTCAACAACAACAACCTGTAGACCCAATCAAGATTTTAACTCAACAGAAAGGTCTTTTTACTGGAAAACTGTTTTCTCAATTAGCAATTAATATACAAATGGATAACACATTATACTCCGATTTTAAAAAACTTAATAAAGTATCATACTCTTACGAAGATCTAAAAAAATACATTAATAAAGAGAGTATGTATAAAGTTTCTGTACCATTGGGTCAAAGATTCTCTAGGTCACGTGATCTGTTATTTTCAGGAAACCCATTTGACGTTGAAATGCAGAAAGATGATCCAGAACCAGCGTTTGTTGTTAGCAATGAGAATGAACTATACACATTTGAGAATCAACTATTATTGAATTATGGAGAAATAATCAATAATGTTATATATGTATGCCGCGCTGGAGATGTTTGTGATTATGCTGTTTCTGCAGAATATAGTTATCAGGATGGATCGAAAGTAGAGAAAGTACCAATAGACCTTTCTTACATGATTCAGTTGTATTTCCCTCTTTTGTATAAATTAAACATAAATAGTAAGGATGAGTTTAATGAAAAACAACAAGAACTTATTTCGCAAAACAACTATATTTTAAAACCTTCTACATTTCAACTGTACGATACTATTGATTTACTCTATAACATTTATAATAGTAGAAAAAGCGAAATACCCTATTCCGAGAAAGGTGTGTTATCATTCGATATTGTTCTACATCCTGATATAGAGATAGCTCTTCCTTTAGATATTATTTTTAAACAGATACATGCGACTAAAGGAACAACTGAACCTTTTTTCTATCCATTTGTGCCATTAATAAAATATAACCCAGGAAAAAAGCGTGACGCAATTTTCCGTTTTTATTCAGAATCTATTTCTAAGGATGGAAAGAAAATCCCATGGTTGAAAAAAAAACAAATCAGCACTATTTCTAGAGAGAATAAAAAGAACAATCAAATACTTCTTTACATACAATACAGCACACTTAAAAATGAAAAAATAGACATATTTTTAGAAATAGAATCAAACGGTAATATGCGTGTTAGATCTATTTTAAATAAACCCATTTCTATGAATAAGTTAGAAAATATTATTTATAATGTAACAAATCCCATTATTATAAAATTAAATAAAATACTAGAGAAATCTGGTTATAAAATTAAGCGGTTTAATTCGTTAAAAGATGAGAACGTTGAGATTGTTAAACTAAAATATAATCTTATGCTTGTTGCTAATAAAACAATTAATTTTAGAAGAATTATCGGTTGTTTAACGAGTATATTTGATGTAGCTGACACGGATCTTGATTCTTCAAAAGGTATTATTTTAAATTTTATAAGGGTTTCTAATTACCAAAAAATGAACGCTATATCGTCTATGATTACTGAAGTATTTAAAAGATCAAATAGCAAAAGTGATATAGTAAATGCGCTAATAGTAAACTTTTCTCTGAGTAAAGAAGAAGCATTACAAGAGATAGTAAAATATTTTAATCAACACCAACGTATCCATGGCGAATATGTAAATAAACAATTAGATGTTGTAGATAATCCTGGTTTTCCTGTATCTATATACAAGTCACCTTTTGATAATAAATTAGATGTTAGAATTGACCAGATTAATTCTATCGAATTTATTGACATTATGAATATTTATATTGACGCCATAATTCGGATGTTGTTGTATCCACAAGACATACCAGAGCACCTAAATGAGGGTATATCTTCTCTCTGTTCAAGAATTGGTGCAGTAGAAGAAGATGTTAAATTAGATAATATTATATTGAAAAATCCTGTCGTTGCTCCTGTTATTTTGGAAGAAGCTGTTTTAGAAGATGAAGACGATGAAGAAGATGAAGAAGATAGATATTTACCAGATGAAGAAGATGAGGATGAGGATGAAGAAGAAAATAATATAGTTTCTAATATACTAGAAGAGCCATCAGAAGAAAACAAAGAAGAATTATCTCAGGAAAATGAAGAAGAGGAAGGGTATTTACCAGAAGAAGATGATGAGGAAGAAGAGGAAGGTTACTTACCAGAAGAAGATGAGGAAGAGAATAGTGGCGGAGCCAAAGGAGAACGTGATGTAAAAACAAATATGTTTACTAAACGAATGATGGAAAAAGAACCTAATCTAATACTAAAAAAAACTCAAGGCAAATTTGTCTCATATTCTAGAGTATGTCCTGCCAATGCAAGTTTACAACCTATTATATTAACAGATGAAGAGAAAAAAGAAATAGACAAAGATCATTCAGGAGCTTACACCAACGCAATAAAATACGGTTCTGATCCCAAAAAACAGTTTTGGTATATATGTCCGAGATTTTGGTGCACAAAGACAAACAAACCAATGACAGAAGAAGAAGTTAAAAGAGGAGATTGTGGAGGAAAAGTAGTGCAGGCCAATACCAAAAATCCACCAGAAGACCATTTTATCTTCGAATTTACAGATGATAAATATCATAAAGACGAAACTGGTAAATATATTTGGCATTCACCTGGGTTTAAACCAGAACACTCTCATCCAGATTCTAAAATGTGTGTGCCTTGTTGTTATAATAACTGGGCATCGAAAAGCAAAGCGTTAAGTCAGCAGCAAACCCGCAGACAACAATGTGGTCTTGTAGATGTCAACACAAATAGAACTGGACCTGATGGAAAGAAATCGCAAGAATCTTATCAAACAGTACCTGATGAGAAAGTTGCTTCAGAAGCAGTTTTATTAACAAAACCAAAGGAAGATATAGATCTTAAAAAAGAAAAGGAAAGGAAAAAGCAAGAAGGAAAAATTAACATATTTGGTATTGAAAGAACTCCAGTGCCACAATATAGATGGGGATTTTTACCGATCGCAGTTGAGAGATTTTTAAATACCAAAAACAACAAATTTGTTATAAAAAGTAATCCTTCTTACATACAAGAAGGAAAACGTCCATTGCTTAGATACGGTGTAGAAGAATCGCCTAACCAGTCGTTTATTGGAGTTATCGCCGACGTTTATAGCGATTATCATGAAGAAAAGCTTTTAAGCATAGAAGGAATGCGTGAAAAAATAGCACAAATACTCACATTAGATGATTATTTGAAACTACATAATGGATCTTTAACTTCTATATTCAAACCTAGCAAAATTCAGATAGATGACGTAAACGTTGAGGATTATAAAAACACATACTTTTATAAGCATATAGATTTGTATGATCCATCGCAATACTCTTTCTTAAAAGATTCAATATCTTCCTTCCAAAATTTTCAAAATTATTTAAAAGACCCTGATTCTATTATTGATCATACTTATTTATGGGATATAATATCTTCAGAAGAATCATTACTATTTGAAGGTGGATTAAATATGGTAATCATAGAAATTATGCATAATGATATTACAGATAATATTGATCTATTATGCCCAACTAGCGCATATTCAACAAACATATATAAGAAGAATCGTGGAACTATTCTGATACTAAAGCATGACGTATATTATGAACCAATATATTTGTATAGCAATAGCAAAAAAGATTCTGAGAAACCTATCCGAATATTTACCGACGTTGCTCGCACAGAAGAATTAAAAACAATTAAACAAATATTCACAAAAATTATCGGACTCTCTGATAAAAAATGTAAACCACTTAAGACGCGACCAGGCGAATATCAATATAAGGAAAATATTTCAGCGAGGTTACTTCATGACAATATTATCGAAATGGGTCTCGCAATAGAATCACAAGTTATGAATTATAATGGAAAAATAATCGCATTAATAGCAAAAACTAAAGAAAACAAAAAGGTGTATTTGCCATGTTTTCCTTCTGGTCAGTTGCCGAACATAGAATTAAAGATAATGAACGCAAATGAATGGTCGGATTATGTTACAACAAAAGATTTGCTAGAGAAGATAAGTGTCGAATCTAACGGTAAAATATTATGCAAACCTATGATGAAGGTTATTGAAGACGGTCTTATCGTTGGCATTTTAACAATAACTAACCAATTCGTTCAAATAAACGAACCAATACAAGACATATATGAGAATGATTTACCTATTTGTTATGGGGTTGGTTATAATAAAGGAAGGTTAGATTCTGTATTATCAACTAGTAAAAATCAAGACGACACACGCGTAAATAGCGTTAAAAACATAAAATTAGAAACGCAATTTTATCTATCGTTTCGCACAGAAATACGCAATATGTTAAATAACTATAATTACAGAGAAATTCGGGAGCAAATTATTTTAGCAATTGATAATCCAAAGTATTTGTACACTGTTAAGATGAAAAAGGTAGATATATTGCTGAGACATTTAACTCGTAATTTATTTTCATTTGTCGAAGATATTAATGTGGACATAAAAAATAATATTCTTGAATTATCGGAAGGAAATTTAAAATCATTCTGCTTACAAAAATACGGTAAAACTTGTTTTCCTCGTGTGAATTTAATAAGCGGTGAAACTAATAATGAAGAATTTTATTTTGCTAGAATATCTGATGAGTTAATACGTAATAAAAGGATACGCACATTTATGTTAGACGATAAAAAGTATTTGAATATTTCTAATGTAGATTATTCTGTAAACGAAGATGAAGTTATTCTATTAAATTCTATTTTAACAGATGAGTACTTTGAAGATATGGTTCCTTTCCAAAATAATAAATACGTTCAACGTATTAGTTATGATGTAGCTAACCCATCTAAGAATACTGGATTTTATCAAAACTTTTCAAATGAAGTCCCTTTGACAGAACAAGTTTAATAAATTATATTACACACTTAGTGTAACATAATTTTGCGCTAAGAGGGAATCGGACCCCCAGCTCAACCTTGGAAGGGTTACGTGTTACCACTACACCATTAGCTCTGATATTTTTTTGTGCCGAACACATACACAAGTATTCTTTTCCGAACACAGGTGTGTTCTTTTCCGAACACAGGTGTGTTCTTTTCCGGGTTACCTGGTTCGAACAGGTGACATTTTGATATCGGTAAACTACTACAGTCAAAAGCTCTACCACTGAGCTAAACCCGGGCACGATATATATACTCGCATTTTTCTATATTGTTTTTAATTAAAAATAAAATTAATATATTGTTGAACCCAAATAGAAAGGTCATAATAAAAAATAAATTAAATCAAGGAGGGGTTTGAGGGGAACCATTGGTTCCCCTCATTAGAACCCAATATCATAATTATCGTCCGCGCATTCATCATTATCAACTGGTTTAATCGCGCTCAAGTTATTATTAATCTCAATATTGTTCTTAGAACAAATATCTGTCTTATCCTCCAACTTACCAAACAACTTCTCAATCTCCTCCTTATTATTAGTAATGTCTACTTCTTGGTCTTCCATGTTTCTCATCTTATCCATATCCAAAACTAATTGGAAGCAACCTGTACCAAATACTCCCATCTGACCCATCATCACATTTGCAGAGACACCACGCATATGATCAAAATCAGCATGCCTCGATGCATCTAATAGAACTTCTGTGTGTACCTCAAACGTTGCCTTAGACAACGGACCAATGTCATCATTCAAGATTCCAGATCTAAATATAGAAACCATCCCCTTAGTAGAAGTCATTCTATCACATAGCAAACTTAAATGATGGTAATTAATATACACATCACTAAATTCCATGACTTCAACAAATTCATTGTAGATAATTTGGCGAGCTGCTTCGATTCCTAGTACATCGAATATCTCTTTAATATCATTGCTATATGTTCTACTAACATCTATAAAATCCATAGACATAACTTCCATCATATTCGTCCCAGTAGTATCAAGAACCCAAATATCCTTAGAAACATATTTCCCTTCATCTCGACTAATATTATTTTTAACCTTACGAGGATTTACATTTACAATACCATTTACACCACGCAAAACAATATTGTTTAGAAGCGCCTCTTGGAAGTTACGTAACATATAGATCTCATCTGATTGGTCTAGTGTATCCGGAATACCCTTTTGCTTCTTATTCTTATTGAAAACACTGCTATTAAGCCGGATACGGAATACTAAATTATTAGAATTGTAGTCAGAATATACGCAAGAAATATCGTTTCCATGACTACTGTTAATAGCGAAATGGATATCATCCATTGTGATGTTTTTATCGAGAAGAGAATCTGCGTCTAATTCCAAGCGCATAATCCACTTGGATTTTTGAATATTAGAATCCAATGAGTTTTCTAGACAACCTTTCATCATGTCTTCGAACTCATAGTACTGTTCCATTAACAATCGATCATCCATAATTGTTGTGTCTTTATCGTTTGGATCGAAACATATTTGGACTGACTTAATTACATCAACTAGTTTCGTATGTTCCAACATATTCGCATATTTAGTTGCTTTATCCTGTTCGACCTCATCAATCTTCTTCAAGTGAATTGTCATCGAAGGATTCTTCGGGTTCTTAGTTAACCTAAGAATTTCTTCGATTCTTGGCACACCACGAGTAACATTAGATTTCGATGCTACACCTGCTAAATGGAAAGTGTCTCTCATGCATAACCCGTTTTCGCAGTCAAAGTTTCTTGTGTCTTCTACTGTCAAATCGTACGCGTAATTTGTTGTATTAGGCACTTCTTCAATAGATACTATTTGGTCAAATTCAATGTCTGGTAATGAATTATTTCGGTCTTCCATAACAAGTTTACCATCTATAATATTAGGAACCTTCATATCGGATTGGCAATAGTCATATTTAAATATCTCAGATAGCAACTTTTTAGATTTTTTATTTTTAGTTTCTGGTTTAATATTAAGAAGTTGAGCTAAGTTCTGTCCTTGCTTATTAGCTACGATGAGTTCGTAGTGTTGCTTAATATTTTCAGATAAAGTTCCTCTGTTATTCTTGACAGCTTTTTTTGGCTTGTAGATTTTTCCAACAACACCTAGATTCTTTAACATTAATTGCACATTCTTTAATAAGGTATGTGAAACCGACGTTATTCCGATATTTTCAGATCTTACAGAACCATCCGCCTTTGAGCGTTGATGAACACAGCCATCGCCGCCAATATACGCGTCTAGAAATCCAAGTACACATTCTCGGTTTGAAAACATAATTTTATCTGAAATATACTTGTTATGACTTAAGTTTCCACAGAGCTTTGATAAAATCCTGCACAGAACTGTGTTATAAATACGGATATCTTGACTCGTCCAACCATCTTGAATTTTATTCTTATTTGAATATATTTTAGTGGTTATATTATGATTTTCGCACCAACGTTCAATTGGTTTCAGATACTCATCATCGTTATTCGCAATAGATACTTGATGTTTAGTCATGCATCCTTCTGCACAATAAGCACCAATTAAATAACCAAAATCATAATCTAATTTAATAACCTCAGGAATAGTGTAATCGCAATTATTTATAAGTTTCATATAAACGCAATTGTTCTTTATCTTAGTTGCCTTATTGGCAGTCCTTCCTAGTCGAGTTGTCTCTTTGAATAGAACAGAAACTGAATCGCTTCTAGAATGAGGAAGAGTAAATGTCTTGTTCGAATGTTTACTCCACCATTGGTTCTCGTGCATTACTTCCTTGGCTTTCGATAGTTCAGATCCATACAAGTATTCTGAAGCAGGCAACAATTCTCGTAAATCTAGAGTGTATTTCTCGGAATAATCTAATGCTTTTTTAGAAACAGGTAAATAATCCCCTACCTTCAAATCCTTACCATTCACTCCTTGAATTTTGCCATCGATGAGTTGCAATAATGATTTAGCTTTTGTTGCAATTACTTCACGATTTCCAAGCGTTGTTATCTTTAACATAGTACTCGTTCCATCCTCATTAATAACTGGATGTCTGGTAACAGCTTCTATTTTTCTCCATACTGTAACTCCATCTTCTGTGCAACTTGGGACTTCATAATATTCAGAAAGTTCAGCGTAAGTTGTGTCTTTATCTTTCATATAATCTATTTTCTTAGATAATTTAATATTCTCCTCAGTAAATTCACCAATTTGCACACGCTTAATTTCGTTTTTCGAGTTTCTCACAAGTATCTCTGTCTCATATGTTACTGAATTCAATGTTAGCTGCGTAGTAGGTTCGCCAATACTTTGACCAGCAATTACTCCAACCATTTCACCAGGATGAACGATAGATTGCTTATACTTTAGAAGCACATTTTCCAACACCATAATAATAGCTGCTCTATGGAATCGCTTATTAACAAGAAGATCTTTGGGTGTAAGATAATAGAAATACAACATCTCAAAGAGTGCTGTTGGTTGAACATAAGTAATCCTCTTTAATTTTCCGAAGTATTCTTCGATAAGATCAAATGCTTCTAGAGGAGTAATATCCACAATTGTACTAGAGTTCAGGTTAAGCTGACCTTGGATATTCGCAATGATATTTTGAAACGAAACAGGAACCTTAACAGTATTCTCGTTCTTGTAATTAAACACAGCTTCAACTACGTTTTTTCTTGCGTCAATCATCTTCTCTATGTATTTCTGGCAATACTCTGATGTTGCTGCGCGCTGTTTACGCAAACGAGTTTGTGTGCCCTTGGTATAAATCTCAAATAGATCATTATGTTGATCATTTACACCCATAATATCATAATGAAGATAGATATCTTCAGTGCTCATTCCGACCAATGGCATAATCTGATTTTCAGCACGAGTAGAATCAAAGCCATCATCGCCGTAAGCGAACTGGACAATCTTTCCCTTATTATTACGAACTGTCATGTCATACTCTACCTTAAGATCCTCTAGACCCTTAATCAATCGCCTTTGGATATAACCTGTTTGACTTGTCTTTACTGCAGTATCAATAAGACCAATACGACCACCCATAGCATGGAAGAAGAGTTCGGGCGCGGTCAATCCTGAAATATAAGAATTCTCAATAAATCCACGAGCGCCTGGGCTATCGTCAAACTTGTTGAAATGAGGAAGTGTGCGACTATCAAACCCATAAGGAATGCGCTTACCATCAACATTGGTCTGGCCTAAACAAGAAATCATCTGCGAAATATTAATTGGTGTTCCCTTAGAACCCGAGTTTACAATCATAACGAATCTGTTCGTCTTACTCAATGATTTACGACCAATCGATCCGGCTTGATTATTAGCATCGTTTAACATATTATTTACCTTGCTCTCGAACTCCATCATGTTTGTTTGCGCAGTATTGTTTTCAAATATGCCAAGATGGAGCTTCTCAATCAAAGTTTGAACCTCATGCTTCTTCTCTGCAATTACTTGAATAATCTTGTCTTGAGTTACCTTATTAGCAATCAAATCGCTAATTCCAACACTAAATGAACTAGTTTTCATGTATTCTGTTACTACGTTTTGAAGATCATCTATAAAATGAGATGCCTGCATATTTCCATAATCATTACACACACGATGAATAATACCCTTCGTAGTAGATGCTAGAACTGATTTTTCTAGTTGACCGCGAATATACTTACCATTTCGAATTTCAAGAACATTATTCGATGTGCTTGCGTCCTCTTCTTCCTCATACAACTTTGTTTTATACTTGAGAGTAATTGGTGAAAGAATCTGAGATAGGACCTCGAAACTAGTAATATCTTGTTTCAAATCGCGCTTTTCCAAGAATGGCTTTGGATCTACTTTATCAAACATCATTAGCAGATTCATTGCGTCTCTCGGAGACATATTTACATTTGGTCTGGTAAACCGATAAGATCCCAATAACGAATCTTGATAAATACCAATAATTGGGGCATTAGCAGATGGACTAATCATCTGCCATGGGATCGCCGCTAAATGCCGAAGTTCTGTTTCTGCGAGAACATTCTGCGGCATGTGCATATTCATCTCATCACCATCAAAATCTGCATTGTATGGCTTTGTGTCACCAACATTCATTCTAAATGTGTCACCGCGCTTCATAATCTTCACGATGT